TCCAGTCTTTGCAGAACACAGCCGCCGGTTCGTTCGCCAAACAGCGCGACCGCAGTGATGGTAAAGGTAAAATCACCCTGGAGGGTCGGGATTCGACGATTGACGTTTTCCCCTGGTCTGCCGAATCGCAGTGGTCGGATGACGAAATCCACGAGGCCGAGCTTCAGGGGATCAACCTGCCCCAACGATTGATCGAAGCCCACAACGAAATCTACCAGCAAACAATCGACAAGATGATTGCTGACGTTGCCTTGGACCATGCGACCTGGGGCACTTTCAACAGCACGACCGATTACAGTTCCAAGACCGGTAATGACCTCTACGACGTGTTCGCAAATACCCTGGCGACACAGCATGCTCAGGTGAACAACATTGGTAGTTACATGGCAAACGTAATCATTACCAGCCCTTACGTTGTCAACAAAATGCAAAAAGAGCGACTGACCGAAACCGGCGAAACCGTACTGACCGCCCTTTTGAAAAATTATCCGAGCTTGAACTTGAGGGTCTTAGCATCGCACCACGCCGCAGGCATCGGAAACGGCAACAAGGACGTGGCCCTGTTCGTGTCTACCAGTCCGCAGGTGGCAAAGATCCGGATCCCGTTGCCACTGACCATCGGCGAAGTCGTCAAGCCGACGCCGTTTACCTATCTAGTCGAGTCCAAGTTCCGTATCGGGGGCTTCGATTTGTTGCAGCAAAAGGGCGGTTTCATCCTGCGGCAGGTCTAGGGGGGTATCGTGAGTCTGGCTTCCGATCTGAAACAGCGCTATCCCGAGTTTTCGACTTGGGATAATGCCACCATCAACGCCCAGGTGTCGGTGTGGCCGTGCTATTTCGGAGGCCAGTATTCCGACTGCAACCGTGAGATCATTCTAAACCTCGTTGCCCACCTCCTGACTGCTGATTCAGGGTGTGCGGCAGCGATGCCGACCGCAACCAGCCGGACCGTGGGAAGCGTCTCTGAGTCCTACGCTCAGCAATCAGATTCGACCAATCTTGCGGCGTTTTTTGGGGCGACCAAATATGGTCAACGGTATTTATTCCTGACACAAACCAGGGCAGCCGGGAGGGCGTTTTTCGTATGAAGCCGACCGACACGCTGAAAACGATGGAAGACTACCAAAAAAAACTCAATGATGCCCTGCGCTTGGTGGTCAAGGTCGGTCTGCCCGAAGGTACCGGGTCCGGGGTTTATCCGGGCGGTCTGACGGTCATCGAGGTAGGGGCTATCCACGAATACGGCGCAGGCCTTCCCCGCCGGTCCTGGCTCCGGATGCCGATGGAGTTGTACAGAAAAGAGCTGGCAAAATTCATCGCCAAACAATTTGACCTTGTGACAGGCCAAAATGTCGACGCCAGAAAAGCCCTGGGCTTGGTCGGGGTAAAGGCCCGGAATTATTCATCCGAGGCCTTCAGAACGAACGGGTACGGATTGTGGCCACCATTGGCCCCCTCGACGGTGAAATCAAAAGAGAGGCGCGGAAAGCAGACGCCCTTGATTGACACCGGGACACTGCGACAATCTATCACCTGGAGGGTCGAATGATGTTACCGGACGTCAAAAATGCCCTCACAGGATGGACACAGCCGGTCAAGGTCAAGGCCGTTACCCGGACAACCGTTGATTTTGTCCTGTCCGAGTCTGTCACTGTCCGGACGATTCCTGCCGTCGTCCAACCGACGAAAAAAACTAGTCTGAATGCCGACACCCTGAATTGGTCGCAACAGCACATCACGATCCACACGCCCGAGCGCGTGCACTTGGGCGAGGTCATTGAATGGATGGCCGCAGATTACAAAGTCGTCGAAGTCGCCGATTGGTCACAATACGGCTATTTTGAGGCGGTCTGCGAGGCCACCGGAAAGGCAGTCTTGCAGGAAACGGAGGCACCATGAGCAGCCCTATCGTCAGAGTTGCCCGGGTTATCCGCGACCTGCTGGCTATCCCGGAGGCCCAAATCAAGGTCGGACGTATCGACTGGGAGCGGGAGAATTTCGACGCCGAGCTAGTCACTGTCGATGCTCTGTCCCCTGCCGAGCCTCTAACCAGGGGTGAGATATTCGACGGTGAAGCCGAAAAAACGACCTTTGACCGATTTTCCCGGTTGCCGATTGTGATTGATTTTCTGGGGGCCGATGCCTGGGGAAGGGCGGTAAAGTTCCAACTTTTGGCCGATTCCGAACGGTCCAGACAACTGCAAATTGAGCATGGTGTCACTGTCGGCCACGTCCAGCGGATGACCAACGTTGCCGCCCTGGTAGGGACGCAGCACACCGAGCAGGTCCAGGTCGAATTGTCGGCATTTTATTCTGATTCCGTGACCATCGACACCAAGCGAATTGATGCTGCACAACTCGAATTTTTGAGGAGTTTATAATGGCCGAAATAACTAATGTAATCAACGTTGCCTTGCTACCCGAGGGGAAGGCCGCCGCCGCAACGAATATGAACGTTGTCGCAATCATCACCAAAGAGCAGGGCGTCTTGTCCACTGCCGAGCGCTACAGGGCATATAAATCCGCCGCCGCGGTCGCTGGGGATTTCGGGGCATCCTCGGAGGTCACCGCCTACGCCAACACCGTTTTTGCCACGTCCCCCAATGCGGTTAACTTCGGGGGATCCCTGGTCGTTGGTTATTGGCGGGGGGACAGCGAAACAGTCGCAGCGACTCCGGGCGTCCTGACCGGGGCCGAGATTGACCCTGATGCTGCCCTTGCTGCACTGCGTCAAATCGACAAGGGCTCGATGAATATCACCATCATTGACAAGCTCTATACGCTGATCAACCTGGACTTCACCGGCTGCAGGGATTTTTCTGCCTGTTTGGCCAAGCTGAAATTCGACGACGACGGGAATGAGGCCAGTGTCAGGCTGGAAAATAACCGAGTCGTCATCACAACGCAGGCCACCGGTGACGGAAAGGACGTCGGCTTTGCCATTGAGGGGTCCGAGGGGGACTTTATCGGATCCATCCTGGGGCTGACCAACGGGAGCGGTGCATCTGCAACTGGAGGGACCGACTCAGAGACACTGTCCGCAGAAACCAAACTCGCCGGAATCACGGCCATCAGCGCCCAGGTGCAGATTCGAGGAGCGATGTTCATCGATGAAATCGCCGATGTCGACATCGAGAACCTCGCTACTTGGTCCAAGGCGAACCAGGTCCTGATTTACGAGGTTTTTTCCGGGTCCAAATATTTCGCGTTGAACACATCGACTAACCCGGTCTGGGCTAACACGCTGTCGGGCCTGGATACGTTCCGGTGCCTGTACAGTAAGGCGGGCAACCGAAAACTTGCAGCGTCCTACATGGCCAGGGCTCACACGGTCAACTTCAACGCCGAAAACTCGGCGATGACGATGCACCTGAAAGAGCTGGCCGTCCCTGCCGAGGATTACAGCCAGACCGAGATTGACAATGCCAAGATCGTAGGGCTGGACCTGTTTACCACCATCAAAAATAGCCCGGTTGTGTTGACCTCCCCGGCTAATGATTTTGTGGACAATGTCTACAATTTGATTGCCTTCATCGATTCGGTCCAGGTCGATATGTTCAACCTGTTAAAAATGACTGGAACAAAAATTCCACAGACAACGCCCGGCGTCCTGACCATGATTGATCAGGGCGAGAAAACAACGCGCCGCTTCGTCCGGGCCGGGGTGTTTGGCCCTGGGGAATGGTCCAAGCCCGATTATTTCGGGGACTACAAGACCTTTTTTGACAACATCCGCGAGTACGGTTTTTATTGGCAGACCGGTTCGCTGGCCGACCAATCGACGGCAGACAGACAGGCGAGAAAGTCCCCTGTCCTGCAGTGCGCGGTCAAAAACCAAGGAGCCATTCATTCGGCCGATGTTGTGATTAATTTCAACCTGTAGGAGTGCAAAATGGCCGTTATCAATTATCCAGCCGACGCATCGACATTGATCCTGAACGGGTTTCCAATCACAGAGTTTGCTGAGGGGGATTTTGTGACCTTGGAACCGCAGGGTGAGGTCACTGTAGCCGTCAATTCAGCCGGGGGTGGAACGTCAATTTCGCAGCCCATCAATTCATTTGAGGCGATTTTGACGATCCGGGTTCAGCGAAATTCCGGAAACGATGCACTATTAAACCTTTGGCGAAATGCTGTCCCGGCCCTGGTTTTTGATGGGGCAATTAAAACGTTGTTTACTCGGGACAGCACCCCAGTAATTGAAACTGTGGAACTGCGCACCATGCACATCACGGAGGCCCCCGGCCCCGTTTTGAACAACATGGAGCCGGAACACGTCAGTGAGTGGAAATTCCGAGTCCGAGAGGCCAAAAGGAAGGTGACATAATGGATCAAGTTGAATTGTTGCGACAAATCTATGAGACCGGCCTAATCGAGGTCAACGGCAGGGAGTACCGGCTGACCCGCATGAGGCATAAGCAACGCCGGAAGGTTTTTGCATATTTCACCCACATCAAAGACCAGCTCTCCGATGGCGATTTCGGGTTCATGGATTCGGAAAAATTCGACGATGTCATGGCCACGATCGCAGACGTGACAACGTTCGATGGCGCTCTACTTTCCCGACTGGAAACGCACTGGGACAACTACCCACAAGACTATCTCAAATTCGTCA